ATGAATACTTTCGAAAAGGGCTCAGACCTGCTGTCTAAACGTATCTTCGCTTTAAGTGGTCTTGTGGTCGCTCTGGCAAATATCGGACTTCCTCCGTTACTTGTTATCCCCGCAAGCATCATTTTGGTGTATATGCTACGCAGATGATGGCGTAACAAGCCCGGCCTAACGAAAGTTAGGCCACCTCCCCTTTCTGATGTCTTCATTACCTATTCAAGCTTAGGAATCGATATGGCTACACAGTTTGAAAAACTTAAAGCAGAACTTACTGAACTAGATAATATGGGCCATCAAATTTATTTTTCAATGCATAAAGAGTGCAATAAACTTGATGAAAAAACGATAAAAGAAATTGAAAATAAGGGATGGTCCTTTGTTAGCGTAGCCAATGCATACCAGCAGTGGTATACGAAAGCTTACCGGGTTGTTTCGCAAATAATCCCGGAAAGGCTAGAGGAGTTTGAAAGGTTATACAAAGGCGATCCCAAGAGGAAAGAAGTCACATATGCAAACTATTCTATTTCTGATTATCTAATTGGTTTAATAAGACAAAACGGTTTAGGAGAGAAGACTAGACAACCAAGCGACGCTATTCCCAAAATGGAAATTCAATATAAAATACTCTCTTCTGCAAAGGAAAGATTTAAAAGTGTATTATTCGATATAAAAGATATTGTGCAAGCAGACATTTTTGATTCAGAGTTAGAAACTGCGAAGGAGCTCAACAAGAAGGGTTTTATCCGTGCCGCTGGTGCAGTTTCTGGTGTTGTTTTAGAAAAGCATTTAGCACATGTCTGTTCCCTACATAATCTTTCATCAAGAAAATCACATCCTTCAATCTCAGAATGGAACCAACTCTTAAAAGATAATGATATTTTAGATACTCCAACGTGGAGGTTTATCCAGCATTTAGGTGATATCCGTAATCTTTGTGATCATGGAAAAGAACGGGAACCGACGAAAGAAGAAGTGAATGACTTCATAATCGGAGTTGATAAAATAACAAAAACAGTTTTCTGACTCACGATGAATTTAAAATCCCATGAACACTTTTGTGAACGTGGGATTCACAAAATAAATCAATCACATAACCATAATTAAAATAACATTCACACCCCCTCATTGAACTTGACAACATGAATTACAGTTCAGCAATTTTAATTTGAAACAGTTCATTGGATTTGATTGAAAGTTACTTCTTGCAAGTAAAACACATAAATAAAATGCTTTATGCAATTTAAAAGAAATGTACTTAAATCCATTAGTAGAGATTGTCCTCTCAAATGCCATTAAATGTTGCCAGCCGCTGTTTGTGGCTGTCGCTCATATCGAATGCAAAATCTTCGTGCTCAACCTGGAAAGTACCGAACGCCATCAGCGCGGATACCGCCGGATCAATCTTGTTTGAGGATTTCTTTTTGTTGGGCTTAATGTTGGCGTTGGCGTCAGACTCCATAACCACATTACCCATTGCCCAGGACAGAACAGGATCACCACGATGACGCACAACCCTGCGGTTGACGAATACCTCAAAGGATTTCGCTACCGGGCTGAACTTGAGATAGGTTTGAGGAAACGGCTCCACATCGAGACCGGCTCCCTGAAGCTGAGTGCGCAGATGCGTGGCGTTCCAGGTATCGAAGCCCACCAGCCTGATATTGAAGATTTCAGCATCGCGCAGGATATCGTCACGAATGCGGTCATAGTCGATACAGTCGCCGGGTGTGGTGCGTATCCAGCCCGCTTTCACCCACTGGCGGTAGATAGCGCGGTTTTTGTTGGCGACGTTAAGCAACTGCGCTTCCGGCAGATAATGGCGGGTCAGCAGGCGGATCTCCCTGTCGAACGGGAAAGCGTAGCTCACGCTGGTGATATCGCTGGTTGAGGACAGGTCAAATCCTGCGTAGCACTCCATCCCTGCAAGATCTTCTTCGGTATAGTCGAGCGCACAGGCGTCCCATGCACCGGCCCCCATCCACGGAGTGGAGCCCTGACACCAGATATTGAAACGTTTGGTCAGCATTTCCACCCACTGCGACGGTATGCCCCGCGCTTTCTGGAGGGTGGACTCCAGTTTCGCCGCGTCAACGGACACATGCAGGTTAGGGTTAGCCTTGATCCACATTTCAGGCTGCTCAACCTCGCTTTCGTCGTCCAGCTCGTAGATCAGGACAAACAGCGAATCGTTACTCTCCTCCCCGGCCAGAATCTGGCAGCAGTAGTCATAATGCTGTTTGCAGGCGGAGACAACGTTACTTCCGGCGGTCGTGATGGCGAACAAAATCGCCTCCGGTCGTGCGCCCATCCCCAGCTCAAGCGCGGAATAAACGCCGTTATCGGGGTGAAGGTGGTATTCATCGACAATTGCCAGGCTGGGGTTAGTCCCCTCAATGGTGGCCGCTTTCGCCGCCAGCGGCTTCAACAGGCTGTTGCTCTTTGGATAAATGACCTTGTGCGCCTGAATATTGACGCGCTTTTTTAGCGGTTTTGACAGCAGGCACATCTGGCGGGCATCGTCGAACACGATTCGGGCCTGATCCCGGCTCACCGCCGCTGTGTAGATATCCTGCTGGCCCTTCTCCATTACCAGAAACCAGTTAGCCAGCATGGCGGCTACGGTAGATTTGGCATTCTTGCGCGGCACTTCAATAAAGGCGCTGCTGTACTTCCGGCGGCCTGATTCCCTGACTTTAAATCCCAGCAGGTTAGCAAAGGCAAATTGTTGCCACGGCTCCAGTTCAATAGGCTGGCCGCGCAGCGGTCCTTTGACGTGAGGACAGAGCCGGGAGAACGCAATAAACCGCTCTACGGTCGCCGTATCGAACTCATAACGGGGGTCACTCAGGTCTGAAAAGTACCTTTCCACGGCCTGTTTTACGCGCTTACAGGCCGGAATTTCGCCTGTTTTTATCGCGTTTGCGTACTCATCCCAGACGGTCAAGCTCGTCTTCCTCTTCCGTTTCTACAGGGTTACGACGGCGGCTTACCGGATCAAAGCCCAGCAGCGACGACATTTTAATCATGATTTTTTCAGCATCGGCCTTTGCACTCAGCGCCGGATTCCGGCTCTCGCCGCCCTGACTATTAACAATGCTGAACCCACGGCTGGCAAGGTCTTCCACGGCTTTGCGGTACAACGAATAGTTGACGCAAAAAAGCTCAAGGTTATTCCAGTCGGCGGGAGTCAGATCCCCGCGCTCCGCCAGTTGCTTCGCCTTTGCTTTCCACTGCTGCGCGGCTAGCTCATCAAGGTAAGCTGGCGGTTTTGGTGGTCTTGCCATAAAAATTTCTCGTTTCCATCGCGTTTTATTTTCAAAAAAATTACCGAGCGTAAAAATTTGAGGGGGCAGGTGGTTCCTCGCTGAGAGGGGTTTGTCCTGAAAACCTCCCCCACCCCGTCCATTCGGCCTGTCAGCGGTTGCGAAAGCATTCCATAAGCTCCCGGTCACGCGGGCTCATGCGCTTTGCTATGCGCTCTCTGTCTGGCTGGTTGCCATGACTCACGCTGCTTTATCAGCCCACTAATCACCCGCTGCTGTTCCTGCTCAGTCATTGTTTGCCTCATAGATCCAGTCGGTGCGATGACGTGCTGCTTCTTCCTGCTCACGGAACTTACCGGCTTTACGCTGCTGCTTCGTCACCGGGTCTGTTGTGGTTGTCTTCCGTCCATGACAGGCAGCGCATAACGACTGGTGATTACTGGCGGGCCAGAACAGCACATCGGCTTCACCCTCGATAGGGATGATGTGATCGACGATAGTTGCTGATGTATAGACGTCAGCCTTAAGACAATGGACACACAGCGGATTAGCTTTCAGAAAATGACGACGGTATTCGCCCCAGCGGTTGGAGTAACCACGCTCTGTTCGCGTACCTCTTCGGCTGTCGCTTTGTCGGCGGGCATCCCGCTTATGCTCGCCACACTTGCCAGACTTCACCCGTTTATTACATCCCGGCTCAGTGCATCGGCGTAGTGGTTGCCACGGCATCAGTACACCCCCACATCACGATAGACAGACCACAACGCAGAGACAGCCATCGGTATCTCTTTGGCGTCAGTATCACCAATCATCGTGCGGTACTCGTACAGCTGAGATACGTACATCAGACAGCCAATCTTGATAGCTGGCGTAAACTCCAGCCCGTTATCAAACCGCTTGCCGATATGCTTCTGGCAAACCTCCAGCGCCGCATCGATGTACGCCTGTATCAGCGTGTCTTCATAATCATCATCAATACGGCAATGCAGCTTTGCTTCTTCCAGACCAATTAAATCATTCATTGAAAATGCCTCCCTTGCACAGCAGCTCAAGCCGGGTGTGATCCACATCAGGAATGACGGCCACAATGCCGTAAACCTGCCCCCGAACATTTGGCGAGCGGTACAAAATGCGGTTTGCGGTGGTGATATCGTCGCGGTAGCGCGTCCAGATTCGTACAGTGGCTTCGGAGTAGAGCGCCCCGGAAGACATACGCTCACGCCCACTTATAGCGCGGATTTCAGCCCAGACGGTGGCAAGGTCAGACCACACAGAGATAACCTGCCCCATCTGATCACGGTGAGATTCTGACTTCTGAAAAGTGACGCGGCGTTTCATCTTTCCGGCTCTCATTCGTCACCGTCCTTGTTGTCCTTACTGACCTTCACTTCCTGCTTCCATGCCTGACTGTATTCGTCGCCACCTTCGCGCGGTGGCATCCCTTCGCGTTCGCGGGCTTCGTTCGGGTTCATGATCCCGTTCTTGATACCGCGCTCATATCCATGATGAATCCCCATTGCATTCAATTCATAAACACCGGCGGCGTGCAGGAACATAGAGGATTCAGAGCGAATCTTCGCGGCAAAGGTTAGATCCCATCGGGAGTAGCATTCGCGGGCTTCTTCTTCGGTGTCGGCTGCAACGCGGATAACCACAGGTGTACAGGTCTGTCCCTTCGGCGTTCCAAGGAAAAGCCAAGTGAATCTATTCAGGTTGTGCCAATCCCGCCCTTGCGGATGTGTGATATGATTTTTCATAGCTTCCTCGATACGTTAACTATCGGTGGAGGTCAGACGCCCTGGCACTGTTACCGCAGTGCGGGGCGTTGTTTTTTGCATGCTCGTCGTGATAACGTACGTACATAACAAAATCCATGCTATAAGGTTACGTACGTACATGTCAACTATCAAACGAGACAAAACACCAAAAGGCGAAGGCCTTTCACCAACTTTCCAAATCAGAATTACTCCAGAATTACGACAGCAGCTTAATGATGCAGCAGAACGTGAGGGTGTTAGTCTCGGTAATTGGTTGAAAGAACTGGCGCGCGCGGAATTGCGCCGACAGGGCATTGAGCCAAAAGGCTGATTTTGACCACCAGCCGTAAGCCTAGTAAACTGTCTCTGATTTATTTTCGTTTGATTACGCTGGCGGCCCTGTATGGCCGCCTTTGTTTTATATGCCATATCCAGCCCCTTAAACCGTCTGCGTTCTGCGGGTGGAATCTAGATAAGCATCCAGATCAGACTTGAAGTAAATGACCTTCCGACCGACCTTGTGAAAGGGAATTTTTACCTTGCCAGTATGCGCCCAATTCGCCAACGTCTGGGGATTCACACCAAGATGAGCTGCGGCCTCATTACGAGTGAGTCTTTTAGAAAAATTTGATTCAACCAAATGCATAAGTAGCTCCGTGTAGTATTGGTTAACAACGAAGCTACTCTAAGATATTGATTTTAAGTCAATAAGGTGAGAAGTAACTATTCGGGCCGACGAGCAGGTATTGGGGAGGGGAAGTTACTACCCCCCCTGCTTTTTTCTGATCCTACTCTACGTATAGGGGGTCGGGACGACCAATTCAGACATTATGTATTTCTTTGGCTTAGGCGGTAATAACTTTTCTTTTTTTATCCAGCTATCCACCGTTCCTTCATCCACTCTCCCCTCATAACGATTCATCAACTTTGCGATCATTTTCTTTTTAGATAAAGCAGGGTTTTTCTCCCAGGTGGCTTTGATAATTGCCACAATTTCATCATGCAAATGATGTCGGTGTCCTGAGGCTGCGTCACTTCTATTTTTTTTGACCGCACCGTCAATAATGTGATTCATATAAACATCTGATAACGTCACACATCGCCCAACTCTGTCTGCCAAAGCGCCTAACTCCTTGGCCAGATCTGTATATCCAAGAACTGTTAGTACGTTCACAACTTTAACCAACACATTTTCATCATCCGATAACGGCCTGTTTTTCTCTACCAGTTGCATTTCGGTGAGGCTATTCGCTATCCATTTTTTTTCTTTAATAGTTTTCCCAGCTATTTCTTTTTCAATACGATTCACATGCTCATCAGCATTTTCCGAAGAGTAACTTTTTACAAATTGCTGAAAGGCATACATTCTTGCCACATGCTCGGCATCTACTCGTTTTAAGTAACTCATTTCTTAACCTGCATATGATTTTGGCTTAGTATTTCAAAAAGCATCTTGCGCTTATCTTCATCAGTCAAATTGCCTAACGCAGACAATAACTGTGCATCAATAGCTTTCTGGCTTTCGACAAGCCCAGCATGTTCCAGGATTGCCCGTTCAATTCGGGCAGCTGGCTCAAGCAGCTCGTCAGCACCGAAATGAAGGTAACCCTGCGTAACATCTGCGCTCCGCATAGTTCGGTGGTTCATCAGTCTTTTGAGGATGTAACTACCAACGCCCACCAGCTCAGCAACGGTTCCGAATGTACGGCGGGCATCATGCCATTTGAATGGGATTGGTTGGAGCATATCAGGATTAGGGGCTGGGACGGTGGCGGCACTGATTCGATCAATTACATGGCGATATTCTTTAATGATTCCTTTAACTCCAGGAAACACTAAAGCCTCATCTCCGTTTTTCATTTTCAGTCGGCGCCGGAACAGATTCAGCAGAGTTTCAGTGATTGGCAGCTCAAGCGGATCGCCGTTCTTGGTAGCATCTATCCAGAAATAACGACCGCCAATATTCACCCGATTCCAGGTTAGTTCGAATATTTCAGATTTACGCAGCCCGGTGAACATCGACATTTCTACGGCGTCACATATTGCAGCAGCTACATCGTCTCGTCCTTCTTCGGCCTTATCTCGAACTACAGCGACGGCATTTAACCAACGAGCAAAGTCATGGGTACGGATGCGCTCCGTCTTTCTGATCGTGCCATGCCACTGACGCTTAGTACTCAGCACCATTGTTGGCGGGTCAGGTAACAGCGTTCTCCCTTCTTCATCACGATAATGATCATGTGCGAAACGATAAACGGCGCGTAGTGCTCTGGCCCACAGGTCAGCCTGGGCTTTACTACCGGTTCCAACCCCTGCCCGCAAAGTTTCTTTATCAGCGCCAAACCAGACAGAACCATCAGTTACTGCTTTATGACGATGCTCAACACGTTCACGCGAAATGGTAGCGAGGGATTGTTTCATCCAGTCGCCGGAATAATTTTGTAAGATTGCGCGATATTGCTTTTCGGTTGTGGGTTTGAGGCGGTGGCCACGGTTCTTAACATATGCATCCAGCGCATCGGCAAGCGAGACAGATGCCTTCTCATTAACACGTTTGTCCACATTTGGATTTCTACCGGTGGTCGCAACGTCGCCAAGCATTTCGAGTGCTTTTGCTCTGGCATTATCAATAGTTAGGTCCGGGAAACGGCCCAGCGTGGCACGGATGAATTTTCCATTTCTCTTACGTGAGATACAGAAGCTTTTCACACCACTGGTGCCAATACGGATGCGTAGACCATTAACAATGGTATCGCCATACTCAACCTGACCTCGTTCGGCCGGCGGCAAGCTTTCGAGCTTAACTTTCGTAAATTTGAATGTTTCCAC